GCATTGGCAGACAGGGCGAGAATAACGCCACCGCTGTTGTTTTTGATTGTTCTGCTTTTGCCGAGATTTATGGCGAAGGGGCGGCGGAACTGCTCTGCAAACGCCCTGGGGATACAACACCCTATCCCTGCGCTGCGAAGCAATCCGGCAATCTGCTCTCATGGGCAATCACCGAAACCGATACCGCAAAACGAGGCGTGGGACAAATCGAACTTCGGTGGTATGTCAAGGACACTTTGGCGAAAAGTGTGCTGTTCCACACGACCATTTTGGGCGCACTGTCCACTAGTGTGGAGGATGAGTCGGACGAACCTCACAAAGCGTGGATGGACGCTGTCCTCTCTGCTGGCGTGGAAGCAAAAGCAAATGCGGCTGAGAGCAAACAAAATGCGGAATTGGCGGCTCAGAGCGAGGAACTGGTGACCAACGCTGCAACCGCTGCGGCGGAAAGTGAAGCCAACGCCGCTCAAAGTGCGGAAACTGCCCAGGCGAGTACAGCAGAGGCGGCTACGAGTGCCAGCTCTGCAAAGGCTGCCGCAGAATCAGCCGCTCAAAGCGAGAAAAACGCAAGTGCCAGTGCGGATGAAGCTAAAGCGGCGGCGGAAACAGCGATGCAGATGGCAACCGAAGCGTTGAATCAGGTGCAGCTTTCCGCTATCCAGCACCGGAATGTTTATCGTGGTAAGAATTTGGGAACATCCGTTACCGATGCCCAGAAAGCTGCTATCCAAAATGCCACGTTTGATGATTTGTATGTTGGCGATTATTGGACGATTAACGGTACTAAATACGTTATTGCCGATATGAACTATTGGTATAATACCGGAGATACTGCATTTGCAAGGAATCATCTGGTCCTGATGCCTGATATGCCCTTATACAACGCCCAGATGAATACAACTGCCACAACCACCGGTGGCTATGTGGGGAGTAAAATGTATACCGAGAATCTTGAGACAGCAAAAACCACTATCTCAAGTGCTTTTGGCGATTTGTTGCTGACACACAGAGAGTATCTTGTCAATGCAGTTACAGATGGTAGTCCGTCTGCGGGTGCGTGGTACGACTCGACTGTAGAAATCCCCAACGAAATTATGGTATATGGATTTTTTGCGTTTGCCCCTGCAATAATTACTGGCGTTACTGGTGTGGCTCCCAGATACACCAGCGACAAACAGCAGTTATCGTTGTTTAGGCTCAATCCGCTAGCCACAAACAACCGCCAGTCATTCTGGCTTAGGGATGTGGTGACCTCCGCTCTCTTTGCTGCGGTAAATGGCAACGGTGCGAGCAACGCTCCTGCCGCATCGGATAACCGTGGCGTTCGTCCGGTGTTTGCGATTGGGTAAGATTAAGGAGGATGATACATAATGTTGTATTATATTGTGAAAAAAGTGGTGCCGCTGAGGGACTTTCCGTCCAGTAAGGTGGGAAATGTGGTAAAAAAGTTGTCCATTGGAACGTTGGTGACTGTGGATGACTGCGGCAAGTTTACTAACACAGAACTGGGAAAAACCTATCTGCCAGTGATTATGGATGGTAGTCGCCTGTGGGCGCATGAAACGTATTTACAGGCAATCAGCGACCGTCAGGCGGCAGCAATCAAACACGGCGAATCCTGGCTGGGGCGAAAGCCCCAGACTAAGGCTATTGCCTGGTATAATTCCACCGCAGAAGGCAAGAAAAACCCCAAAAAGAAAGAAGCTTACTGTACAGTAGGCGCACTCTGGGGAGTGTCCCAGGGGACTGATTTGGGGGAGCTGATTTCCAAGAACGCTCCTACTTTGGAGGAGAAAGCACGCAAAAAGGGCATTTTCCACGCCAAAGATAGCGGATATGCGCCTAAGCCTGGTGATTTGGTGCTGTTCAAAGGGAAAGCCAAAGATAGCGCAAGCCATACCGAGTTGCTGGTGCTGAAGGTGGGCAATGTACTGCACACCATTAACTATAACTCGGATAAGGTTTGCAAGCGGCAGGAGCGGAAGGTGTCGGACAATTACACTTACGGCTATGTAGAAATTACTTACTGAGAGGAAGAAAAACGTGGAATTTATCATCACATTTGGGTTTATCTGTCTGGATTTTGCCACTGGTATCATCAAAGGACTGGCGACCCACACCTTTAAAAGTGCTATCATGAGGGAGGGCCTGTATCACAAGATTGGCTCAATCCTGATTATTGCCCTGGGCGTGTTGGTGGACTACGCACAGGGGTATTTGGACATCGGTGTTACCGTCCCTGTCGCTGGGGCGGTGTGTGCCTACATCTGCTTGATGGAGATTGGCAGCGGGGTTGAAAATATTTGCAAAATTAACCCTGATATTTTGCCCGAAAAAATTACCTCGCTGTTTGTCGGGCTAAAATGTAGCGGCGAAAGTAATGTTAAGAGTAACGGAGGCGGCGAGGAGTAATGTCCGTGTTGATTACAGACGTATCCAGCAATAATGGCAAAATTGATTTTGCCATTATGAAGAAACAGGTTGCTGGTGTGATTATCAGAGCTGGCTACCGTGGATACAGTGCCGGCACGATAAAAACGGATGCAAAGTACCAATCCAATATCGCTGCCGCTGAAGCCGTGGGTCTGCCAGTAGGTGTGTATTGGTACACCACAGCAAAAAGTAAGGCAGAGGCAAAAGATGAGGCAGATTATCTGCTAAAGCTCATCAAAGGACATAAGCTGAGTTTTCCGGTTTTCCTGGATTTGGAGTATGCGCCAGGGCGCAAAGGGCGAGCCGATAGCATTAGTGCTGCAAGGCGCACTATGTATGCTGTAACATGGCTGGAGCGGGTGAATGCAGCTGGCTATGATGTGGGGGTATACTGCAATCCTGATTTTTGGGCTGACGGACTTGTATCGGACAAGTTGAAAAAATATGCCCGCTGGATTGCCAGATATGGCGCAAAATGCCCCGTTGATTGCGACATGTGGCAGTACACCAGTACCGCTACCGGCAGCCTGTACGGGCAGTCTGGCGGCTACATTGATGCTAGCCACTGTTACACTGATTTTATTGGCGGGGCAACGTCTAAGTTTGCTGGCGGTGCTACAACCGCCAAAAAGGAGGCGACAAAGGATATGGATACATTAAGACGAGGAGACGAAGGACAGCAGGTGAAAGTCCTCCAGAAGCTGCTGGGAGGATTGACCGTTGACGGCATTTTTGGTGCTGGCACCGAGACTGCCGTAAAAGCGTACCAGACCACAAAGGGGTTGACGGCAGATGGCATCTGCGGCCCACTGACCTGGGATGCACTGTTGGGAGACTGACGGGCAGAGACACAAAATAAAAACCCCCATCACCTTAAATGATGGGGGTCACTAGGTGATGAGGGTGGGTGGGTAGGTTGTAGTTTTACCCTTGTTGGGCTACTACTTGCTTATCGTACAGTAAATTGCTATAATTGTCAATGGGGTTGGATGATATTTGAGGATAAAGCAAATGCCTGTCGGCAAAACTTGCAAATGGGTATTTGCTTACCCCGCAATTTACCCCAACTAACATTTGGGGAGTTTAAAAAATTTGAAATCAATTTAGAAGATTGAACTGAATTTGTGTGATTGATTTAGCGTAATTACAACTTTAAACAGTATTTACGAGAGTATTTATAATTCAAATCCCTTCTTCTGCGCCAACGAATCCCTGAAACTTGTATGGTTTCAGGGATTTTTTGCTAAGTATTCTAAAATAAGTCTGAATGACTTCCTGTTCGGGCGGCAGTCAAAATCAGAGAATCATGGTCAATCCCCGTTTTCTGCGTCTAAGTCGGCAAACAGTTCGCTTGCGGATGTGTAGGATTTAGCTGGAACAGCACCGCTGGCAATTAGTTTTGCTTCACGCATAGCGGATTCAGTTTCTGCATTATAGCGGGGAAGGGTCACGTCAAAAGGAATTCCGTTTGCCATGATAGCTTTATTCAAAAAGATATTGATGGCATCAGACAGCGTAATACCAAAGGCGGCAAAGACGGACTCGGCGGCATTTTTTGTTTCCGGTGAAGTCCGAACGGTGATAACAGCGTTTTTTGCCATAATGAACCACTCCTTTCATATTAACCATATTGTATGACAAAACGATTCAAAATGCAAGCAAAACAAAAAATAACGTGTAAATTTTTTTCGCT